AGTAGGATCAATTAAGATTTTAAACTTAATACCATTTACAGCTTCATATTCTGCAAATTGTCCTCCAATAAGCTTCATTTTACCATTAGACATCTTGATACGGCTAGTATCTTGAATGTAAGTAATTTTTGAAGCTTTTTGCTCAGCAGCTTTATGGAATTCATAAGCTCCATATTCACCTGTAGCAAGAACAAATATACGTTCATCTTCAGGAACTTTTCCTACTGAAATATCAAGAGCAAAGTCTGTAAGTGTATCAATATCAAATGTATTGTAATAACCTACATTAGCTCCTTCAAGTTGTTCATAAAGACCATATCCTGCACGAATAGTATTTTGACTTTCACCTTTATTGGCATAAGTACCATCACTCTTCATGTTAGATTTACCATAAAGTAATAATCGTGCAATATCTCTACGGAATTGGATCATAAAGTTCCAACCAATAGCATCAATCCATCTTTTATGCATATTACCTTTACTGTCAATAAATGCAAAAGCCATTGGTTTATTACGACCTTTAGATAACATGTTACCAGGTACCTCATAATTCTTACGAATGTAAGAAAGAGTGTTTTGCATCATAAAATGAGATGCAATACTAACTTCATTACCTCGTTTTGATAAGGTTGGTTCTACAAGACCATATTCTTCACTCCAACGTGTATTTCCTTGTAGATCTTCATAAGGAACAAATAATTCATTATCACCTGTAACAAGTTCAACTTCATGACACCAAAGATCACCATATTCTTGTGGATCACTTACTACACGTAAAGCATAGTCATCAGGATTTTCTCCAACAATAACAGATGTTGCAGAAAAAGCTCTTTCACTAAACCACATGTAGAATCTTCCAAATCCTACACCTGGCTTATCTGTAGCAGATACTTCTGTAGTACCTTCCCTGTCTACAGTTGCTTTAATTAAAGGGAAATTTCTTTCATCAGGACCTTGTAACATCCATTGATAAGGTACATCATCATCAATGTAACGTTTAGGATACTGATTGATGAAGCTGATAAAATCATCTCCACCATAAGTAACTTTGTAAACCTTCTCAATGGTTTTACTAATTAACTCAGGTCTTTGAGCACCAATATACCCAAGGTGTTGTTCTGTTATCAACCCTTTAGCATATCGAGGATCTACTGTTTGTAATTTGCTAATTTTCATATTTTATTATATTTAATTGTTTATTATTCATCTAAAAATTCTTCCATAGCTTCAATATTACCTTCAAGTGAATTATCAACATCAGTATAATTAGGTGAACCTGTAGAAAATTTACCACCTTTTAATTTATTTTCTAAATCTTTTAAGGCTTTAGTTTTACCATCTTTTATTAATGTATCAGTTTTACCATCAAATAAACCCATATTCATAAAGTAAGCGAGTTTAATATCAAAATCAATAGGATTTTCACTTCTTTTTTTCCAAATAGAATTTAAAGCTCTTCCTTGTTTATCCTCACCTACTGGTAAAAGAATTGAATTTATAATTTTATCCTTAGTTTGTTTATTAATTTTTTTATCCTTAAGTATTTCATCTAAGTTATTAACATTCTCTTTAACAGTAGATATATACTTATTTTTAGCTTCTTCTTGTTTTTGCATCAACTGCTGATGCTTTTGTTGCTGAGCTTTAATAGCCTTATCATAATAATTTTGTAATAAAGGAAGAGATTTTTTTGAACGATCTGATAATTTATCTAAATCTTTTAAATTTTGTATCTCATCTTTAATTTCCTCATCTGTAAAATTTCTTAATCTTAAAACTTCTGCAACAACATCTTCCTGTAAACTTTCATCTTCTACTAAAGATTCTTCTTTAATATTATCAATTATTTCTTTATTTGCAACTAAAGAACCTGCTTCATCACTAGACATTCCTGTCTCTTTCAATTTCATGTATTCTTGTGAATACTTATCAATATTTTCTTTATAAGATTCTGTTCTTTTTTCAACTTCATTTTGAAGAAGTTCTATAAAAGCTGCAGCTTCACCTTTTTCTTCTACAGTTTTTTGATAATCTTCTTCATTAAAATCAGAAAGACTATCCATCTCACTGAGAGTTTTTGCAAAAGCAATCGTCAAGGAACCAGAATCAGCATCTTTATTAGCATCATCTTTATTAGTACCATTATCATCTGATTCACCTTCATCTTTACTTTTTTTCTCAGTTGAGGATAGCCCTTCTGAAGTATTCTTCTCATCATTATTATTTAATATCTTTTTATTATCTTCTTCCATTTTTGCAAATTCTGCGTTGATATCAACATCAAAATTATCATCTGCATCAGGATTATTATTATCTTCATTATTTTCTACATTCTCATTAGATTGTTCTGGTGTATTCTCTACACCTTCCTCTCCTAATTCATCAAAAGTAGAATCTAATTCCAGAGTTTCATCATCTATCATTTCTAATGAAATCCCTAAATCATCATTTTGCTGTTCTGAAAATTCCTTTTTTGCCATAATCTAAATTTTTTATAAAATTATTATTCTATTAGTTTAATTCCAAATTATTAGGTAACTTTTTAATTTCTCTATAACTATTTTTTAACATTCTGTTTCTTTTCTGTTACCTTATTATGTCTTACTGTCTCATTTAATTTTTCTTTCTCCAAATCTAATTTTCTTTTTTCTTTCTCCATTTTATCATTATGTTCTTTTATATCTAATTCTAATTTTTCTTCATCTAAATTTTCTGGATTAGACGTTATTAATTTAGTTTGATTATCTCTAATATTCATTTTATCTTTTAAATCTCTTTCAGCTTGTTCTGATTGAGCTTTTAACTGAGCTTCTCTATCTCTTTGTTTTAATGCTGCTTCATTTTGTTCAGCTTCTCTTTGAGCAATTTCTTGTTCTTTTTGTTCAATTTTACGCTGCATTGTAGAAAGATCACCAGTTCTATAAATATCAATAATACTAGATACAGAAACATTGTTTTGAAGTAATACTTGCATACTACTTTCAAGAAGATTTTTAAGTTTAGTATCTTGTGTAGCATTATTTACCATTATACCATATTCAGCTTCATTAAATGTCTGACCATCAAATTCTAATAAAGCTTCTGTCATATCATCCATAAAGAATTTTCTTTTAAAAGATTGTTCTTTCCAAGCAGCTTTAGCAGTTTCTATTAAAACCTTATACACTCTTAATTTAACATGATCATGTAGACTAAACCATTTCTCTGTTCTATGAGAACTTTGAACTACAGCTCTTTCTGCGCCACCAACAGTCTCTCTATTTGAAATACTTCCTTTTCTTTGTGGAGTAATACCAGCTACCTCATTAGCTCTATCTTCAATATACTCCATCATGTGTAAGTTTTGTTGAATTAAATTACCCTGACTTAAATCATAAGTATTTGGTCCTTGATTCATATTTCCTGCTAATTTTCCTCTTGCTGCACCTTCAGCACCTTCTTTCATTGGATCTTTAACAGCCCATTTATAAGTAATAGCATAATATAACCATTTATCCATATCCCATCCATCAGGTACTTGTGATATATCTAATGTTGCAATAGTACCATACGATGTCATAAATAATGTTTGCATTCTATAAGTAAATTCATCATAGAGATATTGTAAAGGTTTTAATGCAGATACAAAGGATGTTACTTTTGAACTATTAACATTATTAATTATACCAACAATTCCAGGATGACACTTAGATAAATTTGTCATTTCTCTAAATTGTATAGGTCTTGGTTGCATTTTTACATAAATATCATTAGCCAGTTTAGTTCCTTCCCACCATTCTGATATCCAATGCCAATTAACTTCTTCACCTCTTTCTTTATCTGGTTCATATTGTTCTGGTACTAAAGCTCTAACCAAATCACCATTTTCGTCAGTAAATTTTACAATACCTATCTTTCTCATAGATTTCCATAAAACTCTTGTTCTACGAATTCTACCATTTTCATCAAATCCGCTAGATAAAATATAAGTACCAAATATGTTTGGTGTTGATAAAATTGAATCATCATCTCCTGAATTAGCAATAAGATCATCAACAGAAAATTCAGGACTTAAGTTTTGATGAGTAAATAAAGAACTTTTTAAATTTTTATTTGCTGTACTACCTTGTTCTAATCTTTTAATATCTTTTTCTTTAAGAACATCATAATATTCATCAATAACTTGACCAACATTTAAATACCCATCTTCTATAATCATGTCAGACTCTTCAGGATAAGGTGAATCACTTGATCTTACAAAAGTAAAATTTAAAGGATTTCCTTTTCTTATAATAGGTTCACCACCTACAATATCTGCAACATAAATTTGTTCTCCAACAGTTAATAAATTTTCAAAACCAGTATTAAATTGAAAATCTAAATCTAAATGCTGTCTTAAATAACTTAATAATTGATATCCCATTCTTTCACGAATATCTCTATAAGTATAATTAGCCCAATTACCAAGTTTTTCTAATTCTTTTTGTATTTCTTCTTCACTCTTTTGTGAATTTTGTACCTCACCTATTAGGAAAGCATCTAATTGTTGTCGAAGTTTTTCTTGCTTTTCACTAACAGCATCGTGATTAACGACAGATACACTAAAATTGTGTACTCTATTTCTTTCTTCACCTGTTAATACACTTAATAAAGGAGTAATTAAAGGATATGTTTGAGCAGTTCCTGGAAAGTCATAGCCTTGTAAATTTAAAGGATTAATTATTTTTTTCTTATCTGAAGGATCTATAATACCATTAACAAGGTTATATAGAGTAACCATCTCCTTTTTACTTTTTCTTAAATCAGAATTATTTTCCCAATTAACAAGTTCAACACCAGCATCAACACAATTTTTCATCCAACTATCTGTCTTTTGAGCATCAGTCTTTTTTTGAGAAGGAAATACTTGAGGTACTCCCGAATTTATAGAATATATCATAACATAATATTTTTTGTAAATTTAACTAATATATTAGAATTTTTCTAATAAAATTTTTTTTCTATATAACTTTTAATTGATTATTTTACCATATTCATCTAAAAAAGGTATTCTTCTATTTCGCATAACATCATTATGTCTATTAAAAAAAGGATCATCTGAAAGTCTTTTTCTCTTCTTATTAATATCTGTTTTATGTTTTAATTTTAATTCTCGTGATATCATTAATAAACCTAAACTTGATATTCTATCTGTATTTATTTTACCATCATAAAATAACATTTCTCGAAGAGCACCTAAAGATTTAAATATTTGTATATTAGTAACACCAGGTTCTCTATTATAAGCTTGTTTGTCTAAATAAGCTGGTAATAAATCTTGTTGCCCCCAGTAATTAATTTTATCTGTTGCATAAATACCTTTTCCTTTATTACCTACAGAAGAACCTTTTTGTAAATCAATATCTCTTAAAGCATGTGGTGTATCTTCTAAAAGATATAATGAATTTTTTTGATCAAAATGAGTAAAAACACCTTTCTTTTGATTTTCATAAAGTAAAGTTGCATTATAATCTATTAACATTCTTCTAACCTGTTCATAATAATCTTTTGCAAATTTGGTTCTTCCTGTATATTCTGCCACAATTCTATCTGTTAATAAGTTAATTATAAAAGTAGATTGTAATGAACTAGATACTTTATTATTATCATCATCATCAACAGGGTCTAATGCAGCAGCATATATATTAGATGGTACAAAACCTTCTGCATTTTTAATAGGTGTTTCAAATATTTCAATACATCCTTCAATACTACCACTACCCTTTTTTAAAGGAAATTCTGTAACAGGTCTCGCATTCTTATCAATTCGAAATTTAGGTACACCACTTTCACCATCAATTTCATAATAACCTTTTAATGATAATTTTAATTCATTATTATTACCGCTTAATAAATCTTTTATTCTTACTTTAGTATCGTGTATATTGAATTTACTATTTGATTTACTAATAAACATTTCTGATGGTTTTAAAGGATAATTCATTAATTCACCATCTAGTGCTTTTTTAGAAGCAGCTTTCTTTTTATTTTTTCTTCTTTTTTCAAAATGTTTTAAAGCACTTTCTACAATTGTATTACCATTACCATCTTTAAATTTTCTTGCCATATAGGTAGCTGGTATAAACCAACATATTTTACCACCATCTTCCCAATCATTATTAAATTCTAAAAAATCAAATCCTTTAGGATCATTAAATATTAATTCAGCTTCAATAATTTTTTCCATATTACCAGCTGTACCTATATATAAAGAACTACCAAACTTCTCACCACCATCATTTTGAGCAGCATCATTAGATGCATGAATACTTAATATATTACCAACTAAACCTACTTCTTCTACAACTATAGTACCAGGTCTACCACCTGCAGCAGCTTCAGGATTTTCTGTAGTAAATATTCTATGTTTAATTTTAGAATTAGTACCAACATCTTTCCAATCACCACCAACTTTCTTTCTATACATATGATACCATTCTTTATTAGGAGTTAAACTACCAGACATATGTTTAAAATAAGGAGATCTAATTTCTTCTGAAGTTCCTTTCTTCCATCCACCAGGTAGTTCATCCATAGAAAGTTTAACTTTAGAGAGTAAATCTCTTGATTTATCTGATATACTAGCTCCTACTACAATTTCAGCAGAAGAATTTTGTAAAGGATTTGCTTTGTCATAATACCTTAGACCATCAAATATTAATTCATGTAAAATAGTTTGGTTAGCAACTAAGTAACTTTTACCTCCATCTCTGGTTCCAAGTATCATCAAATTTTTAGGAATATTCCCATAAATAGGTCTTCCCATAGGTTTATTAAAATATCTTCTTAAATATTCCCTTGCAGGAACATACTCCTTACGCTCACCATTAGATCTAAAATAATTACTCCACAATAAATCTATAATTTCTCCATTTTCGTCCATACAACGTCTTAATAGATCCTCATTTGTGTAATCTTTTTCCAATAAAAACCTATTACAAGAAAATCTATCGTCAAACTCAAAACCACTAAAACCACGAGCCTCAATCCAATTATATCCAAACTCCCATTCAATATCATCTAAATCAGGTCGTCCTATACGTTTTGCTCCAGAAGTTGTGCCTTTAATATTTTTATAAATATGACCATGATTTACATAAAAGTACGTATTAGGTGGTATCCATCTCCATTTATTACTTTTAATATTTTCATCAGGAGTTACTTCTTTAATATCTAAATTAATATTTTCATCATCAACAGACCATAAACCTTCAATACACCTTTTTTTATCCTCTTTCCACCAAGTAGTATATTTACGAGAATATGGATTTATAACAGGTACTTCTGATAATAAAAAATTCTTTCTATTATTAATCTTTATAAATTCCATTAAATTAAACCTTTTTCACCAGCTGATTCAATAATATCTCCTTTTGTTTTTGTATTTGATTCTTGTAAATTTACAAGTTTTTCCAAATTTTCTAATTCTTTTCTGACAGCTTCTGTTCCTTTAATCATCTTATCTAGAGTTTCTGCATTCTGTAAGGTATATTCCGTATCTTCTATAAGTTTACGCCTCTCTTCCATCTTTTCTAAATAAGAATAATAGGAACGTTCAATTTCTGTCATAAATAATTTCTTTGAAAACTCTAATAATTCTAAATAAGGTTCCCAATCAAAATTACCATCTTGCAATATATCTTCATTAATAACCTCAAGTCTTTCATCAGATTGCATATTTTTATAAGGATTCACAGCAGTTTTATCAAACATAAATATTAAGCTCCACATTATCTTACTAGACTTAGATTTACCTTTTGACTTATCATTTTTATACAAATCCTCATATAATTTTGGTTTCTTAAACGTTGGGTATAATTTCCAAAAATTACTTCCCTCAGAATAATTTCCTAATAAACTTTCCATTATTTTATCTTTTTACCTATTAATATTAGTTTATGAGGTCTATCTACTTCAAATATTCTTTCAACAATTCTAATAATCCCACGTTGAGGTATATCAATCTTATCTCCAATCATAGGTATTAATTGTCCTTCATATTCATAAGGACGTTTAATTTCTTCATTTAATATGTAAAGTTTTATTTTTGTCATTTTGAATCTTTTTTTTTATTTTTTCTTTACGTGAATTTGATACAAAGAATATTCCTATACCCATTAATCTGACTACAGGAAAATATCCTTTGTATCTATCTGCACTTCGAATTACTTCTCGTACAAATTTGAACATTAAATAAATCAGTTCCTTGACCTGTTCTTTTTTTATATTATATTTTGAAGAAATCTTTCTTATTTCTTCTTGCATTTCTATACTGTGCATATTATCTTCCTAAACTTAAATTAGCAGTTACAACACCTCTTTTAACAGCTTTTCTTGACCTATATAAAGCTCCACAAGATAAACATCTGTAAACTTGAAATTGTCCTACAGTTGTATAATAATAATCTTCTTCTTGTTTTTTGCTACTTCCACATGTTGGACATCTATTAGGATCTGAAACATCATCATATAAAGTTACATTAGGATGATTTTTAATATATCCTCTTAATCTTAAATAAACTTTTTCTAAAATATTAACATCTTCAATATTATAAATCTCCATTTTTTTAAGAGCTTCATCAGATCCATTAACACAATCTACCCAAAGTTCCATATCTGTTTTAATCTTATTAGGTATATTAAAATAGGTAGCTAAAGCATCCAGTTTATTACTACTAAAACCAAACTGTTTTGCTGCTACCTTTTTAGTATCTATTTGTTGATAAAAACTTGTTGGAGGAAGATTATTTATTATAAACCGACTATTAATTTTAGGTATATCAAACTTATCTCCATTATGAGCTATAACAATATCTGCATCATTAATAAGATCCCATAATTCTTTTACAATTCTTTCGTCATTTTCTTTTAAAGATTCTTCACCTGTCAATCTTGCTGACATTACTTTATCGTCACCCAACCACTTTGCACTCCAAGTTAGCATATACCATTCACTAATAGTTTGATCTAAATAAACATTCTGATTCCATCTACTCCAAACAAAAGCTTTTAAAGGAGCTGTTTCAATATCAAGTATTAATATGTTTGGTAAATGTATAAAATTAACCTTATCTCCATTATATATCTTTCTTCTTACTTCTATTATATCACCAGGTTTACAATTTAATTTTTTTGCTAATTTATCTTTTCCCCATTTGAGGTATCCTCTATTGTTTTCTAAAAACAATTGGATTTGATCTAATTTACTTGTTTTTATCATAATATTAATTTAAAATGAATTTTTTCCATGAAACAGCAGTAAGTTTAAAATCATTATTATCACTACTATAATCTAATGTATTAATTAATGATGTATCTCCAGTTTCTTTATAAGCACTAAAACCCTCTTCAAATTCTTTTTTAATATCTAAAAATAAATCAATATCTTGTGTAACTAATTGACTATAAATTACAGAATTTGTTATCATCATTTTTTGTTCAATCTCTTCCATCTGTTAATATAAAACTAATTTCAAAGTTATTTTTATAATACAAATTTATAAAAAATTTTGATAAATATCCATTAGATAATATACCTTTATTTTTTAATTGACTTTTATTGTTATAAAAAGTCTGACCATCAATATTCATAGCTTCACAAATATCAATTCTAGTTGATTTATGAAATACTAGTTTTATTCTTTCTTCTAAATCTCTATCTTTATATTTATTATTATAATATAAAAGATGAGCCAGAAGTTCTCTTTCTCTAGGTCTAAGTAATGATATTGGTCTTGTATCAGATAATACCATTAAAACCTTTTTAAAGAAATCTAATTCATTATTTACTTTAATTAGTAGTTTCATTATTTTATAATTTTATAAATTGAAGATCTGTCTAAATCTTTTCTTTTTAAAAATTCAGATAATCTAAAATTCTTTTTTAATTTATTAACTTCAACCTGTATTGAATCAGTAAACTTCATAAAATCTACATAATCAATATAATTTTTCCATTCAACATTTTTATTTAATAATACATAATGTTCACCTACATATACATAAGTTTTAATTTCTAAAGTATCACCAATTTTACTTAAAAATAAATTAGGAAATACAGGTAATACTTCCTTAGCTTTATCCCTACTAATGTAAATCATAATTATTTTCTGTTTAAATTTGGATTACCTTTAGCTAAAAATGTAGTAGAAATACCATCTACAACCATTTCTCTTATTTTACCACATTCAGGACATGGAGCAGTTTTATCTATTGATCCTTCCTTTTTATAGACTATGTGAGTATTAGCTGTTACAACTTTATCAAACTCACTACATTCTATATTATTACATTTATACTTTGCCATAATTAATTATTTTTTATATATAATTTTTCTTCTACACACCAAGCATCTTGTTTTCCATAATTTAATCTTTAAGTTCTATATATTTAACAGGGCTTATCTCTCCACTATTTATCATAGAGTTTAATATGTCTTCTTTAGTTGGTAAAGGATACTTATTAAAACCCTTATCTTTGTAAGAAGCTAACATATCATCATAAGCTTCATCAAATTCTTTCTTACTTAGATTCTTTATTGGTACTTTTATTTTGCTCATTTTTCTTTTCTTTTATTAATGTTTGTATTGACTTTATAACTATAGGTTCATTATAACTATTTACTAAATTATCATTATCTTTAGCAAATAACATATATCTAATTAGTTCATTTAAACAAGTATCATAAAATAATTCTTCATTATCTTTAAATGATTTTTTTAAGGGTATTTCTATAGTTTTAGAAATTAAAT